CCCTTGTAGGCTGCGATTACTGCGTTTGGAATGTACAACCTGGATCCGGATCCTCGTGGCGATTCGTATTTTTTAGGATTGCCATTTTTATCCAGGTGAAGGTTTGGGTTTTGCCACCGGGCGCGGATGAGACTTCGCTTTTTATTTTTGGTTTGCTCGTAGGTGATTGGTTTTCCATCCAGGCCGAGGTAGTGAATGATCATGTCGTCACCAGGAACAATATTCCAGTCTTTATCCAGGGTTCCTTTTTGGAAGCGGTCGTATTGCACCTGTCCACCCTTTTCATCCAGGAAGAACCTCAGGTTCTTAATGCTAAGACCAGATTCCCGCAGTTGTGAATCCCGGAAGGTTTGCTTTCTGGATTTCTTCTTCGTCTTTACCTGCTTGACTGGAGCCGTTTCAATGTTATATTTCTCAGCCAGTCGATTGAGTGCTTGTGGGTATTTTAAGCCTTGTACAATGGTAAGAAATCCGACGGCATCCTTACCGCTTTCTCCGCAGACAAAACATTTCCAGATTTGCTTTGATGGACTGACGTTGAATTTTTTCTTCGCATTACACGAAGGGCAGGTACCAATCATGTTTGCCCCACTCTTCTTAAGGTGTACGTAATCCGCGATGACATCTTCCATCACCGCAGTGTCTTTAATTTTTTCTACTATCAGGGGATCAATATAACTCATTAATTTTCTTTGTAAGGTTTCAATTAAACAATAGTGTTTCATGGTAGTCTGGCTACCAATGTTGTTTTTCCCATGCTGTAATCTGTTTGTCTAAAAATTAGCCGCCCTCTCCAGGTCCCTCCGAGAGAGCGGCTGAGGTAACCACACTTCTTTAGGTCGTCCGACCCTTCTTTTTCTTTTTTTGCGCATGATTCTTTTTGCGACAGGTATCGTCGCAGAACTTCTGCTTCACATGCTTGTACGTATATTCATCCCCACAATTCACACAGATGCGACGATTATCGTCCGTCGCATTTCCATTTGAATTGGTATCATTTCCTGTGTCACGACGATTATCGTCCGTCGTGTTTTGGTCGTCATTTTCGATTCCTTTTTGGGTATCGTCGCGATTTAGGAGATCGTCCGTCGCATCGTCACCATTGACGGGAAACGTCGCAAAGAGTGATTTGCCATCGTCGCGTAGTTGCTTTGAAGCTTGTGATTGTTGGTTGGCCATATCGTCCCATTTGATTTCAATCCCAAAGGTATCTTCCAGCCACTGGAGGAAGCCAATGTACCAGCTGCCGCCGATTCGGAGTAGGGTAGTGGTGGAGGAAGTTCGGGTCCGGAAGTCATTTGCGGCGATGCGTCGTTGCACCAATGCCCGGATGCAAAGGATCCCAATGATGGCCGCGATGATCTGTACCAGGTACAAGTATTTCACCCGTCGGGCTTTACGCTGCTGATGATCTGCTATTTCGGTGGATCCAGCCGCCGTCCAGGAGGCTACTAACTTATTATGTGTGGTATCTGAGAGAAGCTGTTTGTAGGCAAAATTCGCGTAATTGGTTTTTTGCTTTTGCCGATCAATCTCCCATTCTCTATCAGACATGGCTTTACGAATCGAAGCGGCATATTTATTATTTGAGGCTCCTGCTTTTTTTGATTCGATATAGCCAAATCCAGAAGCTTTCCAGCTTTTCTTTTGCCAAAAAGTTCCGAGTTCAATTGCTTTTTTAATGGCTTTATCTCCGTCTTTTTTTGCTTTACGTAATCGTTCAGGTTCGCTGTTGTTCATTTCGATAGAGTAGGCGAGGGCTTCTGATACTTGCTTGTTTTGGATGGTATCCCGTCCGTGGATTAGCTCGTTATAGTAACTGCTATTGTCGTTACCGGTAATGGCTGCAGATATTTCCGGAGCGGCCCAGAGGCTGCTCGTCGTACTGGCGGCCAGGCGAATGACGATCAGTAGAAAGACGCCTTTGCCAAAAAGCTTTCTGGCTGGACTGAGCTTTAAATTTTTGTTGTACTTCTCCTGGAAGTAGAAGCTGAGTGATTGATCGATTCCGGCGTCCACCATCAGATAGCCGGCACAGATCGCAAGGACCCGGGCAGCGGTTATATGTTCTTCAGGTATATAGGTAATCATATTTGACTCAATTAAAGTATAGATATAGCACGCGGTGGTAATTGCTAGAACCTTCCAGGCCGCAAAATTTGTTGCACTAAGGATCGCTGCGTAGGTTCTCGTACTTTCCAGGAACGCATGATCTATTTGCGAATTATTCTTTTCTTTCATATCTTGGCGGTGAATGTTGGAGCGCATTGTCGCTCCCTGTTTTAAAATTTGATGTTTTAAAAAATGGCCCCCATCCGGATCTCAAGTCCGGAGGGGGCTTGTTGGTTATGTTGTTGCGTCAGTTACTCGTCTCTCAAAAGAGCTGATTTTCTCCATTTGAGTCAATAATTGTGAAGCAGTCTGTAATGCGATGTCGTGGTGAATATTCTGTCTGGGCATCGCTTCCAGTTCGTGTACTACGAAAACCTCCAGGCTTTCTTTGATATCGGTTAGCTGTCGTTTGATCGAATCCATTATGCGATTTTTAAAATGTTAGGTAATTGCCCCATCTGTGGCGCATAATTATTCCGGAACAATTGCAGTAATCCGTCCAGCTGCGTTTGAGCGATGCGCGCTGAAAGTGGTTTGCTAACGCAATTACCACGTTCTTTGAGCTGGTTGTCGTTCTTCACTAGAGTGAGGATGTCGATACGACCAGCGTAAACTTCCTTCATTAGTTCGTCGATCTTAATACCTAGACCATTGTCGTGATAGATGGCTCGATGATCGCTGGCGACTTTTAACAGAGCGCCTCTGATTGCGAGATCCAGATCGATCATTAAATCGAGCAGGATGTTTTGATTCTGATTTTGCTTAATACTCATTTTGAAAAATTTTGATGTTGAAAAAAATGTTGTTGAATTTTCCCTTCTGAGTTTTCCCGAGTTAGTATGTTATGAGAATTTCTTCTTTAGTTGCCCGGCAAAAGCTTCCATAATTTTTTCGATTGCTAACCCAATTTTGCTGGACTTCTCCCCAATGCTACTAAACTCTTCGATCGTTTTCATGGCTGCAACTGGATTGATCTTTTTTGAGTTCATTTCGACTATAAATAGCATTGATCGTGCATCGTTATTGTGGGTGATAAATGAATCGTCGGCTAGCCTGAACAGGTCTTTGCTTTCTTTGCCGGAGGCAATTACAACATGGCCGCTGATGCCTCGCAGTCGCATAATTCTTTCGATGCGCATCATCGCGTCGTCTACTTTTTCTTTATCGGTACCGTAGATTGTATCTGACATATTACTGTGGATTTGTGGCCGGAGCCTGGTTAAGAGATAGTTTTAATTCTTCTGCGATCTCGACAGAAAGATCTTGTGATTTTTCTATCGCGTCGTTGATGTGCTGCTTGTGTAGAGATACCATATAATTTGCATCTCCAATTCCTACGGTTACTGTCAAGTACTGCCGTGATTCGGCTCTTCTGCTGATTGCACTTAGGCAGATTTCCAGGTTTTCAACTCTCGAATTTTCGATAGCGATTTTTTCGCAGATATCGGAGAGTGTAGATAATTCGTCTTTTGTCATTGTTATAGTTTAGTGGCCGAAGCCGATTAAAAATTATTTTTGATATAGCTGAGCAGTGCAGCTTTCATTTTCTGTACCTCTCCTGGTCTTGCTTCCCGGTACCGATTTCCTTTCGTACGAAATGGAAAGTAGGGGGAAGTGAATCTGAAAACTGAAAGGATCAGCAGCTCGCCATCCTGGTATTTGAATTTTATCTGAGAGGCAGATCCTATATCCTTCTGGATCCAGAACTGGCCGACGTTGCGGATGCGATCCTGAACGTAATAGCTGGTTTCTTTTTCTATCTTTACGTTTGGATTATCCATTGCTTCCATTTTTGGCCTGTAATGATTTCAATTTGGCGATCTGTTTTTTTCGCTTCCGCTCTTCTGCTTTTACTCTCTTCTGATTTTCACGAATAATAAAACCTGCAACGTCAACGGCCAGATCCAGAATGACATCATTCTGTCGATCTCCGCTGAGGATCATATTTATGTAGCGCATCGAGTAACCATCGGGCGGTTTTAAGTCTTTGGTCTTATCCCGAAGGAGGGAGGTTCCACCTGGATAGCTAGTGATTAAGTCCTTGATTTTTTCACGCAATTCGTCTTCCATCATTGTGCTTTTTTGTATTTTGTTCTCGATGTGTTCTTTTCTTGTTCGCAAGATATATCATAAATACTGATAAATCAAAGATATTCTGATATTTTTTAATAAAAAGTCAACATTTCTGTGAAATACCATATTGAGAATTTATTACTAATAATGAAAAAAAGGGGAGTTTCTAGAGCGCAAGCAGCTGAATATCTGGACCTTAACGTTAACAATTTCTCTAACTGGAGGGCTGGAAAAGCAAAAATATCAGCTTCACATCTTTATCAATTATCAGAATTACTGAATGTGTCATTAGATCTGATTTGTGGTAAAAGAATCACTGATTCCGATAATTTAGAGGAATTGAGCATTTCGAATAAGAAAAAAAACGGTAAAAACATTCTTGTAAAATCGGTAGCAGAAGCCGGACACATCAGCAGCTCTCTAGAAGAATCAACCAAGTTCGGAAATAAAAATGTTGACATCCCTGGCGTCGATTATGAAGCGATCACGATGGGTGTGCAAGGAGACAGTATGGCTCCAGTGCTGATCCACGGTGACTACGTCGTGGGAAGAAAGCTGGAGGATGTCACCCAGATTCGTCACAATCAGATTCACATTGTAAATAGTAGGGTAGGGGTGTATATAAAATATGTCACTAAGTACGAGGGAGGGTTGTGGTTGATTCCGGAGGCGAAAGAATTTCAGGCTGAGTTGATTCCGTATGATGAGATTATTTCGGTCTGGGAGGTGCGGGTCCGGATTACGGAGAGCCTGGATAGTCCGCTGCATCATCCGAATTATATGCAGCTGCTGGCCGATATGAATGAGCTGAAGGAGTTGGTTAAGAAGAAAAAATAAATTTTTATAACATTCTAACTTTATAATTATGTTAATAACAAATCTAAGACCCATCTATTTTTTATCAATTATCATTTTTGTTTTCTTGAGTTGTGGCGATGGTGATTCAGGTGTATGCCTGGATACAAATTGTAGCGACTACACTTCACAATCATCTGCCCAGGCTGCCTTTAATGCAGATCCTGAATGTAGATCGGATTTGGATCGTGATAATGATGGAATTGCCTGTGAAGAAAATGGTAACAGTGTTACGATTTGTCCACCTACCTCTAATTGTGGTTGCTCCGGATTGAATATGTCTCCTTGTGAGGCTAGTGTTTGTTGCCGATGGGTTGTTGGTGATGGGTGTAATTGTAGGTAGTTTTAAATAGATATTAAAAAAGGAAAAACAACATATGAAAAAGGTACTTTTTACTTTATTCCAGTTCTTAGCATTTGTTATTGTCGCTCAGGACATTCCGGATATACCCAAGGGATATATTGAAATTAAAGAAGGGGAGCAAAAGCCGGTAAATTATATATCAGAAGGCAAAGATGAAATCTATTTCATCATGCCGGAGGATCCTCTCCAGCAAACACGCGATGTTCCCAAAAAGGCATTAAAGGGATTTGGTACTCCAGAACTGAGCGATGTAGTCTTCCTGCGAAATTCGTCCGGAGAGATAGAATATAGTGGAGTGGTGGAAGTTCCAGGATTATCAAAAAAAGAAATTTTTCAGATGGCCAGAATCTGGTTTGCTGAGTATTATATGTCTAGCGATGAAGTGCTGGAGCTCGCTGATCTGGAAGCGGGAATACTCATCGGGACTGGCTGGAAGGAAATGATAAACTATAACTTTTGGCTAGGAGGTAATACTGTTCATTTTTATTCCACAGTAAAAATCAGAATCAAGGAGGGCCGCTATAAATTTTGGATATCAGAATTCCGATATCAACAATATGGTAGTGATGGTAAAGCGACTTTTGGATCACCACGATCGCTGGAATCAAGCAACCTGGAAAGTCCCAACTGGAAGATATTCAAGAAGATAAAAGCGGACATTGTTAATAGTATTATAAAGATGTACTGGAGTCTGAATAGTTTTCCGGCGAGGCAGGCGGAGGAGGGGAAGTGGTGATTTAAAATTTTTTATAAAACGATAACTTTTGTTTGAATATTTTTTTACTAAGGCAACAGAAAATTCGACTGGTTCGCGAACTACGATTGTGAAGCCCTTAATCACATTGTTGGTAGTATTCGTCATGGCAATACCAGTGCTTCTAACAGCTAAGGCTCCTGACTGGTTAATTGTAGGTGCAGCAGTAATTGTTGTGATAATTTTACTAGTGCTCTTGTTTAGCTATCTCTATTGTTTGTTTAAAGAGCCTGAATTACTGAGAAGTGAAAATTTCACCATCCAAAAATTAGCAATTGAAAAAGGGTTGATAGGCGATAGTGATGCCGGGAAACTTGAACTGAAGAATGTTGATTACGAAAAAGAAATAGCAGAAACACTAAAATTGGATAGTTCAGAATCATGAAGAAACGATTTATAATATTAGTTGATAATGCCACTAAACTAGAAGACGAACGCTTCTGGCAATTTATTTCTAACAAAGGATTTGATTGGTGGCATTATATAAATAACTCCTGGTTGTTATCAACTCCTAGTAATTACACAAGTAAATTAATAGCGGAAAAAATGCACGAGATATACCCCGGCAAAAAAATGATAATCTTTGAATTAAAGAAGGATGCGATAGAAACCTGGTCAGGTTATGGACCAGTTAATGATAAAAGAAATATGTTCGATTGGGTTAAAAGTAAATTCATAGGAGGCTCTCGGCACAGAAGAAGTCGGCAGGATTTTCTTGATAAAAGGAATAATGAAATTTTATAAAAATTAGATATGAAAATTGAAAAATCCAGAATCAATTTCCTAAAAGAAAAGCTGGAATTGGCTTATACCAGAGCTGCACTGATAGAAATTGTAACAGTAGGATTAGATGTGACACAGCGACTAAAGGAGTCCTGAATCTTTGAATAGATTTCTTTGCACCAGATTTCTAATTCCAAGGCTGATCTTTCACTGGCGAGCTCTTTTGAATCTCGAAGCTTTGATATCTCCTTAGTATATGAATTTGCCCAAATGAACTGAGCCATTTTTTCTTCTCCGAGATCGGCGAAGTTGGGGAAGTTTATTTTCCGGTTGTTGAGTTCCTGGAGGAGCTGAAGATTGATAGTGTCTTTCATATTTTAAATTTCTAAAATTATAATCGATTGATTGCACTTGGTGACTCTTGGATTTAGTAGGTACGTAAAAATTATTATACAAAAGGTGTGCATTTGGTGGGTAAGGATCCTTATAATAATAGTGTTTTTCAAGCAGCCATTTTTGGTGTTGTATGCGAAATGGATAAAACGAGAAGGTATAGAAATCTTGAAATTCATAAACGTTCTTTATACGGTATTTGCGATCTATGAATAAGGCGACCAGGCGATCCAGTCCAGAACAGGTAACTGGATAGGTGAGCCTCCGTACGGTTTTACCGAGTCGTTGATAAAGGCGAAGTAGAGATTTAGGCATGTTATCAATATCCATTGCATCGACCGTTTCTTTATCGATACTCCAGTAAACGAGCCCAGCATAAAACTCTGGTGATCACCGATAGCCGCATTGATAGAATCAGAAATGAAATGTAATTCACTTAGTCGAAAATCAACTCCTTTCATCACTATCTTCAGATGATGTAAATTTCTAAGAACAAAACCAATATGGGTTTCAAGTAAGCTCATAGACCAAATATATCAATTAATTGTAATAGTCCGAAACTGTATCAGAAGAAATAAAAAGGTTGTTTTAGGATTTTAAGTAGTTGACATTCAGCGGATTGTGAGTAGCGTGGGATTACCCTGCAGCTCCACTTAACCTGCAACTCCTTGATTTTCAAGGAGTTGCATTTTGAATTTGAGAACCTAGAGACAAAACCATATTTTTCATCGGACTATTACTGGACATTTCACGTCATGGTAATAGAAAAAAAATTTTTCCCTTCTGTCAAGATCTATGCGGGCGCTCCAAAGGGTAGTCAGGATCTTACTCGCCGCTGGTTTGTCTTCTACTTTGATGAAGCTGGTAAAAAGCATTGCCGATATTCTGGTATCAATCAATTTACAACGTTTGATGAGCGCCTGGGCGCAGCAGAAAAGGTACGATTGAAAGTTCTGAAGAAGCTTCATCTATCTTTTCGGGTTAAAAAAATCCTGGCGGATCACGTAGAACAGCGTTATTTCAAAGAGAAAAAAACACGAGCTGGACATATATCCAAGGTTAAGTGCTTTCTAGAGTACGTCGATAAGTACAAACTCGATAATGAGATGTGTAAAAAGTTTTTTGATTGGCTCCTGCGGAATCGACATGGAACTACGTACAATGATTATCTAACCGTACTTAATAAGTTACTGACCGAGATAAAAATGCAGCACCTCCTGGATGGGATCAAGAAGGTTAAAGCTATTTCCACTCCTGCTAGATATTATCAACCTCATCAACAGAAACAACTACGAGCTTTTATGCAGGAGTATGAGCCCGAGTTATGGTTACACGTTCAGTTCGTTTACTATTGCTTTATTCGACCTCAATCAGAGCTACTTCCTCTAAAAATTGGCGATATCCTTTTTGAAGAAAAAAAGATTTTGGTTAGAGGATCTAACGCGAAAAATGATAAACAGGAATACGTAGCGATTCCCGACGTATTTATGCCGCACATAAAACATCTAAAATCCCAGGCTCCGGGTGCTTATGTCTTTCCTGATCCGAATGACCACACGAAGCCTCGTACTCAGAATCACTTTAGAAAGCGACATCGAAACATGCTGAAAGGATTTAATTATGATACCAAACAGTACAAGTTGTACTCGTGGAAACACACTGGAGCGGTAGCTGCGGTGATGAGTGGTGTCAATATTAAGGAGCTGCAATTGCAACTTCGTCACCATTCGCTTGATCAGGTTGACGCATACTTGAGACAATTAGGAATCCATGATTTGGCAAACTTCCGGAAGGTGATGCCGCGAATTGGCGAGCGAAAAAGGGTAGATCCTCTAGCGCAGAAAATAGTAGAATTGAACGAAAGTTTGTTGCTGAAATATGAGGATGATAAAGATCGGATCGCTTTTCTGGATAGGGTATTGGCCGCAGTATAAATTTTAAAAGAGTGCCCTCCAACCTGGAGCGCACTCTTTTTTTCTTATGCTATTTTCTAATTACTGCCTATAGATCTTGAAAAAAAAAGGGCGTAATCTGAAAATTTGATCCTTGCCATCCAGGATCAATCCGAAGCGGAATACGTTCATATTCCTTCACGGCTAGGACCTTCGTTACATCCAACAGTTTCATGTCCCAATCGTAGACTCCTGTATTTTTCGAGAAGACTTGCCCCTCAATTTGGTGCCTAGAATCGTAGACGCATTCGTAATGGTCCCTGGTAACGTACCCCTTGATGACTTGATCTTCGTAAAGGATAGTAGACTCAACGGTGTCCGATTCCAATTGTTCGTACTCGTAGAGTGGGGGAGGATCGCTGTCTACAATCCTGAAATCTTGTGCGATGCTAATGGTCATAAAACAGAACATCAGCAATGATAGTGAAATGAAATTTTTCATATTATAAAGGTATTTAGTTACGTAATAAATTATCCGAGAAGTGACGGTACATTCCGGATCTCTTCAATCTCCTCAATCGCGGCCACGTGCGCATCAGCAATCGCCTGCTGTACTTCAGGTTTCATCAATTCAATGCACTGCTCCTGATGATTGAAGAAACCATTCTCCGTCAGGACCGCAGGCATATTTGTATTTCTTAAAACATAAAATTGATTGGCAGGTCGGGATTTTACCCATCGGTTTCTCCATCCAGTGGCGGCGACCAGGTGACGCTGGAAAATCTCTGCCAGTTTTCTGGTTTCCGCATTACCGTGTATATACCAGGTTTCGATTCCGGATGCGGTGTTCGCCCATTGGCCAAACTTAGCCGGCATCGCATTCGCGTGGATCGAGATAAATATTTTGGGGCGATGGGTTTGGTATTCGTTCGCACGATCGACCCGACCTTCCAGAAAATTGTCCACGTTGTCTTCAGGAACAACTAGCTTGCATTCGATTCTTTTTTCCTTCAGCTGGCGTACTACTTCTCTGGCGATGATTCGATTGAATTTCCATTCGTAGAATATTCGACCATCTGGTAACTCCGGAGATTGATTACTGGGATCGTCGGCGCCGTGGCCATTATCAATCAGATAACAATTTCTCGAGATTGGAGAATTGTCTACCGGTTTGATTTCGTTTTGAATCGGAGGTAATTCAACTACCGGTGGGAAATGTTCGGTAATATCTTTAACCTTCTCAATTACTTTTTCCGATTTTTTTGGAAAAACGGCTCGGGCTATTTCCCAGATCCTTTTGAGTACGCGTAAGAATTTCATATCGATGTTTTAATTGTCGTTTGAATAAATGATTTCGTTTTCCCAGTCAGGCTCATAAGGATATCCGTCTTTTCCTTTTTTGCAAGGTATTTCGCTGATTAGTTGACCAATAACTTTCAAGTGACCAGCGTTTTTGTGGCACCAATCCTGAGCGTGCGTCATCGTCAACCCCGGAACATTAGGTCCGCCGTATATTTTTAATTCTCCAGTTTTGGCGCAGATCGCGCTGAACTCTGTTACCCATTTGGTCATAAATTATTTTTTATAAATCAGCTAATACACCACCACTTGCTTCGTCCAGGTCGCGGTACTTTTTAAAAATATCGATTACGGCATCTTCTCCAACTATTGCGGGGATGCCTCGATCCAGGTGATCATTTAACCTCCTGATTTCTTCCGCTAAATCACCTAACTCATTTGCTCCTGATCCGGATGAAGTCGGCGGAGTAGGGGAGCTGCTCTCTCCAGTAAATCCACCATCACGAAATTGTGGGGTTCCACCTTTTGATAAATTTTTGATCGCTCGGACGTGATTAAAAATGGCCGGCTTTTTCAAATCGCTATTCGAGACCAGGAACTCACGGCCTACCTCATTGGCCAGTACTGATCCTCCGGAGGCGCTAGGGTAGAGCACTGGCGAATTGTAGTCTAGTATCCCGGTATCAGGAGCACCGATCATCTTTGCACGGTAGGTGATGCCGTCGTCTTTTCCAACTACTTCGGTGAATCCACCATCTTTTTTCTGTGGCACTGGTGTCTCACTTAATACTGTCTTAGCCTTCGCAATATTAGTTGCGACGGTGGCAACTGTGGATGCAATGGCCGCGAGGTTACCGGGAAAAGGAACGCCTGCAGCTGCTGCGGTTCCTTTTGCAATGGCTGCGGCTGAGCTGGCACCAATTTGTGCAAGGGTTAATACTTTGGTTAATCCAGCGTTTTTAATTCCTAGCGCGGACAGTGTTTCCAATACACCTCCGATCGTGTCGGCTGCTTCGGTATAACTTGTTTCGAGCGCTTGTGCTTGCTTTTTTTGTGCTAGTATCCGATCTTCATAATCCTTTTTGTCAAAGTCAGATTTTGTTTTTAAGATTCTCTTTTGGTAAGCAGTATTGAGGTCTTTAGTATCAATACCATTTTGCTCTGCCAGTTCGAGCATCTGGGTATATTGCTCTCCCAGTTCGGCCAGTTGTTGTTGTCGTTCGGTTAATAATTCCTCCCGGACTACTTCATCAATTTCTGCCTGAGCTTCTTTTTTAGCGAGGGCCGCAGCTGCTTCGACTTCGTCTTTCACTTTTTGGGCTTCTGCTTCTTCAGCCAGTTCCTTTTCTAATCGGGCCGCCTGTTGTTCGGTACGTAGAGTATTGATTGCATCATCGCGTAGTCGCTCCAGCTCCAGTCTTTGTTGGGTTGCATCGGCGATGCCGGCCGCTTCGAGTTCTTTTGCTTTGGCGATCTGCTCGTTGTATCTTTTCTCGATCGCAGCGATTTTTTGCTCGTCTTCGGAGAGTGCTTTTACCCTGGCATCTTCTGAATATTGATCGGTGATCTCCTGTAGGCGTTGTAGTTTTTTCTCGAGGGCGGCGGCTTCTTTGTCCTCCTGTTTTTTTAGTGCTTTGTCGGACGGACCAGCTGCGGGTAATTCGGCTGCAGCAGAACCACCGGTGGTCGGTTGTCCTGAGTCGGCTGGAGCGCTGGTGATCACAACAGGTTTGTCAATTCCTGATTCTTGACGTACCCGGTTGGCTTCGGCAAAGTCATTTTTAAGTTGGTCGACATCGACCATGGTAATGGGTTCTACTTCTAACCCAAAGAAATCGGCGACGGAATTGATGGCACCACCAATCAGATTTTTAAAGTTGGCCAGGCCTACCGCCATTTGCTGGAATGTGGGAATGACCTTATCCTGGATAAATGGTTCTACTTGCTCTAGAACATCCATTAGTAATACGAAGGGTGTTATCAATAACTTTAGGATGGACTTAAGATATCCACCTGACTCAGCCATTTTATTGAATCCATTTGTATTCAAACCTAAAGCTCCCAACATTGCCTGCAAGATGGGCAGTACGTTCCGATCAATAAATCCGAAGAGCGGTGCCATCACTTCGTTATAAAATTCGTAGCCAACGTCCACGACTCCTTTTATCTCGTTCCAGAGGAAATTAAAAATGGATCCCAGAAACTGGAGGAGTTGTCCCATTCGTGAAGTGGGTTCGGCAGAACTGGTAAGGCTTTCGACTAGCCCTTCGATTTCTTCAACTACTGGTATCGCTGCGGTTAGCAATCGATTAAATACTGGAATAAGCGCACTTGCTATCTTCTCCTGGATATCAGAAAATTTTGCGGACAGTTGAGTTTGCTTTCTGATCAGCGAATCACTGCCTTCTGCAAATGCGGTTTGTGCGTCCGTACTTTTTTCCATGACCAATTCTAAAGTCACGGCTGCTTTGGCTTGCTGGAGCATTTTGCCCGTTAACCCAGTCATTCCTTTTTCTGCTAACCTGGCTTTCACATCGGCTTCCTGAATGGAGATACCTAATTCTTTGAGTTGCTCTCGTTCTCCTAATAATGCCTTCTTCAGAATATCGGAAACTTCGGTAGCTGATTTCTGACCACCAGTCCATTCGGCGAGCGCTCCGGAGAGGTTGACTAGCTGGCCGGAAATATTGGCCGCCTCTTCGCGTTGAAAACCCATCGGGATCAGGAGATCTCCGATCGCCGTTGCGGCATCGGTATATTGTGAGACGGTGAGTCCCATGGCTGCAGCATTTTCTCTGGCCATTTCGGTGACCAGGGGAAGCGCTTCTCCAAAGACGATTTTTGCTTTACGTCCGAGGGTGTCCATTTCGACGCCGGCGTGGAATAGTTCTTTTCCGTATCCGACTAGTGCGTCGGCCGTGAATGCGATGCCGGCCACACCGATGAAGCTTTTTGCACCGGCGGTTATTTTAGACCAACTACTACTGACTGTACCAATATTCTTTTTATGATCAGCAATTATCCCGTTTAGTTTTTTCAGTTTTGCGGTGGCCTCATTATATTCCTTAGACCCTTTGGTCATTAGATTTATTTGAGCATTCACTTGCCTTTTTGCCGCATAAATGGATTTCATTTCATTGGCAACTTGCTTCCCGTTTACGAATATCGATACTTGTCTTCTAGCCATTATCCAATACTTATTTTGGTATCAATTACTCCAGGAATCATAATCCTCAGTTCGCCAGCAGCAATGTCAGCGAAATCTCGTTCGAGAATGTCCGCAAGGTCTTCAATGGTTCCAGGTAATACATCACTAAGCCAGGGCTGCTTTCCCTTCTCAGCTTCAGGACTATTCTTTTTTCTATACTTATTGACACCGTGTTCTAAATAAATACCATGTTCAGGAAAAGAGAATGCTAGTGCAGATAGATTATCATTCTTCTTGACTATTCTTGATTTAACCTTATCAGCTACACTGTGCTTACTTTTAATTTTATTGACAAGCTCTATTCGCTTATCTAGCTGCAATGCCAGTAATCGGAATTTTAGATTCGCACTAGCTTTATTTCCTAGTATCGTGAGTTCTGCATCTAATAAATCAAGCTTTTCTCCTAATGTTTTTTCAGTCATCTTATTTAATTAATGAGGAGGTGTATTTGATCGTCTCTATTTGTTTTAATAGATAGTGTTTCATCTCATCTACTCCATTAAAAGAGAGATAAAGATCAGGATCGTTAAATGCTTCCTCTTGGATAGCCAACCAGCTCTCGTACGTGCGACGAAGCTCCCGGAAGCGTCGATCGGAGAGTTCTGCTTTGTCCTTGTTAGACTGATTATATATTTCCCGAGCGGCCAGCTTATCTTCCAGTTCCTGGTATTTTGCTTCGTAGGTTTTCTCCAGCTCTTCGTGGATTTGATCGTACCATTGATTCTCCTGGTCTGCGATCCAGTTTTTGGAAACGTAGCGATGGTTACCGTATTTGATAAATAAATCCACTACAATAAAAAAGAAGATGAGGCCTGTGAAAATTAGAATTAGATTTTCGATGTACATGGGTTTTGGTTTAAATGGTTAGTAATTGTTTATTCTTCTTCAGAGAGGATCCACTGACTATATTTGAGCTCAGTACATTTTACAATAGCTTCGTCACCTTTTATTTCTATAAACTTTTCGATATCAACTTTAGGAATGAAAAAGTGTCGATTGTATCCTTTAAATGAGCCGAAATAAGCGACCGGATCATCTAATGATCCAGAATCAAAATCAGCTACAGTCGGGTAATCGACTTGTTTTTTTTTTGACATTTACATTGCCCATCACAGCGCTGGCAGCGTGAACGTTCAAAATCAATTGTTTCCTGGGACTCCTCTGTATTGTCAAGTGGCACCTGGTAAAGAGGGAATTCTTCTGAATTGTCTTTAAGATATTTTGTGATAGCAGAAATGTGTCGGTTACCAAATTCGTTGGCGTGGCGTAGGGCTACGTTCATTCCGGCAGCGCTGGCACTCTGTTTTTTCTCATAAGACTGATTATCCGATTCTTCTGACTGGATGACATTGCGTCCCTCAATGCGGACCCACTGGCGCTTCATTCCTTCCTCGATCGTAAAGTTGGCGACCGCTCGCTGTATTTTTTGAATCAACATTTTTTCTTTTCCGGATGGATCGCCTGCAAGAATTTTTGCTTTTAGATGATCAAAGAGTAGATCACCGATCGTACTCCGAATGGCAAACTCTTCGACGTCTTCCATGAGCGAGGTAAGTATTTCAAAAGTATATCTGGAGATACTTTTTGAGTAAACGCCACGGAACTGCATAGCGTAATTAATGAAATACTTTCGATTGTTTTGGCCAGCGGCAGAGGCTGCCCAATCAGCAAAGGTTTCCCGATTGGCATCGAGATAGATTAATAAATGCTCTTTTGCGTCGTAGCCAAATTCCAGCATTTTTGCTTTGTACTCGTTCTCCTGGTACTTGTACGCGGACTTCATATTCTGATTTTCCGCGCGATGGATACCGGCTTCCGTAAACTGAATGCCGCCGATACTTGCGTATTCGTACATAGTCAAGAATGCCGCAGGACGCTTTAAATAAGTAAGTAAAAGTTCCTGTTCTGGAGTGAGCGGATCTGCTGGTTCTACCAGTGCCTTGAATAGATTGGCGCCGATGCATTCTTTCAAATGTTTTTCGACGGCCATGATCATCGTTGGCTCGATAGAGTCCAGCTCGATGCTGACATTTGCGCCGCCACCGATATATTTTTTTACTTCTTCAATGTCTTCGAATAGATACATTATTATTCAGGATTTATGGTGGTTTCGGATGGCTTCATACCATCTTCAGAATTATTGGTCGTAGTGTGATGGGTGTGATCGATAAAGAAGGTCACGTCAAAATTTGGACGTACTCTGGCATTGAATTGAGCCATAAAGTTTAACGGCTCTAACTCGATATCTTGATCGATGGTATTGAGCGAAATGACGCTATTGAATCCTTCGCGCATGTCTGATCCTGATCCGGCTCCTCCCAGACCTCCCTGATTGGAGATGCCGGCCTGACTGGTCGGTAGTCCCAATCCCTGGACAATAATGGCGTCGCTCTTTTCGGAAGAGGGAACCCAATTGTCTTTTTTCATTTTATCATCAATTGCTTTGATTTCGACCTGACCGATGGCGTTGCCTTGTGGATCCTGCTTAAATACTGTTGTGATGGATTTGTACGCGTTTTTTGTACCGCTGAGGGTATCATTGATATCATCAATCAATTCATCGATGATTTTATTTTTATCCTTATCGGTATAGGTATTCCAATCCTGGTGACGGATCTCGAAGTAGGTTTCTGGAATCAGGATCTGATACTTCAGGATAACCTGATTCATCATCATCGCATTCACGATCTCTGGTACTGCGATGTTAGAATCAATCCAGCCGCCATCGCGAAATAATCCGATCCACCAGGGACGGGCGTAGTAGAGTGCGCCAGGTGTTTCGTAGCGAGAGTGATAAGCGAATTTGTATCCTTTTAGCTTTCTCAGAAATTCGTCTTCGTCGTACCACCGGTATAGTGGAATCTCGGCACGTCGGTTATTAGACGGTGGTTGTAACTGGCCAAAGTCGGGTGAATAAAATAGCTTGTCGATGTGCATGGTTTTATCATTCATCGGTCCGAGCCGACAGAATTCCCCGGACTTATGATAGAGTCCGGTGATAAAATCACATCGCTTATTTAGGATGAATTCTGAAAAGGAATTCATGGTCATCCGGTAATCCGCAAATTGTGGAATTAACCATTTAGTACGAATCTTATTTCGCTTGAGCCACAATTCAACTTCTGGAATATAGGCACGTTTGGGATTCAGGTTACCTTCCCGAAGATCGCTGTTACGGTAGTATGCTAGCCCATTTCCATACATCATAGAAATGAGTTTATTGATCGTCTGTCCGGCCATCGGAGATTTTTCGATCTTCCGACGGATATCTGTGGGCAGGGAATCATTGGCTCCCCAGCGTGCCCATTCGCCTTCTACCTCCTCATCCGGAAAAGGTGCCTGAGAGATTTTGGCTGCTCCACGAAATTCGGCTTCCGGAAGGACCGTGGTATAATTGCCATCTTTTTTGATGACATCCAAAACAAGATTTTTACTCATGGTACTACCGGTTGATTATTAAATTTGATAACTAATGCAGGATGGATTTTACGGACGATCGTAGTCGGTACGCCATCCTGGAGAATGCGAATATTTCGGGTGTACCACTCGCGGTGTGATGGATTTTTAGTGATGAAAAGTGCCTCCTGAACAGCGGTGATTTTTTCTTCGAGCGCAGTGGCGGCACGTTGCGGCTCCTCCGGGCGTTGAGCTTTTTGGAGCAGCTGCGCTTCTTCGTAGGTAATTCGCTTACCACCGCTCTTCTTTTTACGATTATAGGATATGCTGACCAGGGAGAAAGTATTCCCGGTTTTCATCTCGGCCAGCATTTCTTTGATCGTTATCATACCCCAAAGATGTGGGGTAATTGCGGCGGGAAAAAGGACAGTATAAAGGCGATATAAATAAAAATTACTTATCTAACTCGGCCAGTTTGCGCTGATCCTCCAGGTAACTGAGGTAGGTAAAGGCGTTAGAATATTTCTGTTTGGAAACTTTCTTTAGCTCTGTGAGGCCTCCAGCCAGATTGAGGATCACTGCACCCCATCCGTAGTCGTTACCGGTCTTTTCTCCAGTATCTCCTGAAGAGAAGAGGTTTGCATATTTATTGATGATGTGATTCCGACATCCAGCAAACCAAAAGGTAATAATATGGAGGATCGGATCCGGAAGGTTTTTCATTCGCTCCATTCGCTTTTTGACCATTCGCTCGTGATCGAGAATGGGAAGGCGGCGATCACCTTTGTATCCAGATTGCTTGTTTGCTTTTGTGATGGGTTTGGATGGCCGGTAGATTGTGGCAATTAATTCGAGCATGTGTTGCTTGTCTCCAGTCTTTAGATATTTTTCAAATAACGTAAAGGATAGTGCGAGCTCGTAGAGGGAAATGTTTTTTAGTTCGTCATCCGGACCGTAGAGTCGTTTGAGTTTGTTGCTAGCTTTCTTTCTCCAGTGAAGTTCTGGATATGGATTTTGGGTTAGACCGAGTTTGATACTATATAATGTATCACCTGCTTCATTTTCTTTGATATCGAAAAGGAAGTCTGCCAGCTTTAGTACTTCGTTGAGTTCTGATAAGAAGATGAGATTACTGTTTTCTTCATCTTCCTGGACACAATCTGCTTCCCATTTTTGCATAAACTCGGGCTTGAGGTCGAGCAGCTCCTGTACGATCATGATGCGCTTGGCGGGCATGAGTTCTTCGGGTGCGAAATAGGATTTATGATTGGTCAACAGAATTCCGTACAAGCAGAGTTGATTGCGTAGGGATAGTCCATTCCAGGAATCAGGAATGGTGACTGTTCGGTTGTCGATGTTGACGGTGTTTTTCATGGTGAGTGATTTGGTTTAAAAATTATTTTTTATAGGTACCCTGGACCTGGCGCTGGATCCGATCGACTTGGCGTTGTCGCATCCAGTTCAATGCATTTTGCATAGATGTAATCGCTTGTGATGATTCGCTGCAGGGAACGAGACTATTTTTAAATTTCATATCCGTGATCATCACAGATAATAAATGCTCGGGAAGTGTACCTTCTCTCTTTTCAACCTCTTCGTCTTTGAGTTTGCTCCCTCTCACAAATTTAATATCTAGCATTGTTTCTATTTCAACAATACCTTTTCCATCGACGATCTTATACTGAGGTACTCGGTAGTGAGTTCCTTCTTCTACTGTTTCGAAGTTTTCTTTGAGTTCTAATTTAATTGATTTCATGATTTTAAATTTTATGGTTCTTTAATAAAAGTTACTTTACTGAAGGACAATCCCTTGGTAGGTGATACAGAAAATCGGACGACTTTTACGACGCCGATCATCTCTCCTTTTTCGTGATTGATTCGTTTACGTGGAAAGTCGAAACGACGTAGTGCCAATAGGTCATTAATACTTAATCGGATTATCTTATCGACCTCTTCGCCGTTGGTTACCAGGTTGATATATTCCTTCCACCATTTTTCGTAGCGACCTTTTTCGCCGTTCCAGTCTAGCGAATACTCGCCGATCTCTTCGCCTTGACGATTGACAGTAAAGGCGCTGGCCATCGGATATTCATTACCATCATTATCCTCCTGCATGCCTCTCCAGAAGATGAGGCGACTGGTGATATCGTTTATCTGGTCGATTGGTTCACTCGTTCCTTCTTCCTGGAGGAATGGGATCGTCCAGTTTCGCGTAAATGAAATTTTATCATTTTCGGTTATCGAGAAATAGGTGTAAAACGGTGCCGTGATTTTTTTTGCTTTTAGTCCACCGTCTACATCTTCCAGCTGACCGGTTATCTCGGTTTCATCGCCTTGTCGATCGTACAAGAGGGAGAATCCGGAGGTTGTAGGATTATTAGTTTCGTATTCTGGTTCTGATAAATGTGTCCAATCTTCGACTTTTGATTTTAAAATATTTTTAATGATCTGAATTTTTATGACACCTTCATCGAGTGTATTATAAAGACAGAATGTATCGGATAAATATTTTAAAAAATCTTTGATGGTTAAATTCGGAAGGAAGTTTCCGAGATTGTAAACGGCCAACCATCGATTTAATTTTCCGGTTGCTGATGGTGCTTCGATCAATTCGTCGACTGTCTTGTTGGATCCAATCAGGAGCTGTCGAATTTCGGGATCATCGAGGAAGTCACCGGTGATTTGGGAAATGCCAATGTCTTCGGCCAGGCTTTCGATCATTGGTGCGAGGAAAACGAATGGTACCAGGCTATACCTCCAGTGGGGTATCTCGTGAAAGTTGGTATTGTCCGGGTATTTGCCATCCGGTGTATAATAATTGAGGTAGCTCGCAAAAGTAAAACTTTCCGGACCCGTTTTAAATTCTTCCCCACCAAAAAAATTTGGGTTTTTAAAAGTTGGGAAAACATGGGTGACTGGATTTGCGATGATGCCTGCTAGGTGATCTACCCAGAAATCGTTGAGGGTGTTTCCCAGCCCGTTGGAGTAGAAGAATTCGTGTGCAATCGGATTGTCTACAACTGGTTCAGTATCTACAACTTTCTCCGGATTACCAGGACTGGTATCGAATAAGATGATAGAAATGGTATTAATGGTCTGTGACTGTAGCGTTGCGAATCCTGGATAAAGTGCATTGATTTCATCTACAATATCTAGTACGTTTTGGTACGGTACGCTGATTAAATCATCGTTGATTTTGATTGTAAAAAATTCAATTCCGGTACGTGGGATAGTGGAAGCAGTTAGATACAATGTTTCCTGAAAGGAGTAATCAATCGCATGTTGCGAATTGTAGGCCTGGATGCTAACCTCCTCCATATCATCCAGGAGACGTATGGGAGCATTTTGAAAATTTAATTTATATGATTTATTGGTGGATCCTTTCAAGATGATTACACCATCACGGAATAGCTGGTTATTGATATAAAACTGTGCATTCTCATAAACCTGTCCGGTACCCGGTACATCAATCCGTTCTGCTGATTTTAGGATAGCGATGTTTTTTGGTGTTGTATCGGCAGTAAAAATATTTGTAAATACACGCTCAATCTTGTCTCGATCGAAAATTGGATTTACGATCGAGACAGATATGGAGCTAGCGGAGAGATCAAGAAATTGGTGGTTTATGGCTATTGCGTACATGGTTATTTTTTGTGTACCCAGTAGGTGTCATCGTGAACGAACGTCCAGATTTCGCGCGGTGGAATGATGTATTTTTTTGCAAATTTTCCGATTGCGGTAGCATTTGGATCGGTAGATTGTCCAGTTAGCGTGATACTATCTGTGTTATCAACATTATATATTGCAATTGTTTTGCCTTCCACGTTTCCCTCTCCAGAGTTGCCGATGAGAAATGCCTCCCAGGTCACAGGACCGAAAGGGTTGTATTTAAATGTATTGTAGTCATTTGCGATTGATTCGGTTAATATTTTATTGACTTCATTTACTGCTGTACCCAAGTTTGCCATTAGTCCTTCGGAGACGTTTTTTTCGTGGATGGTGGGGATGTCGATCTCGTAGCGATCTTGATATATTTTAGCGGAATTGCCTCCATTGAAAATTACTCCGAAAAAATCATAAGAAGACTGAAATAGCATAAACTCTGAAGAGCTGGAAGGATTGAAATGACTTATTCTTGATAAGCCTGGCGTAAAGGCGACTTGATCTAATGCACTGGAAGGAGAGAGGAATCTAATGCCTTGAGGTGCGAGGGTGAGGTCGACGCCGGTGGTGAGGGTGCCGGTGCCGAGGCGGTAGTCGTTTCCGGAGGTGGTGATGCCGCCGGAGGTGGTGTATATTGGTGGTGCTACATAATCACTAATATCTGACGTCGAAATTTGACCTGAACTTACATTTCCATTGGCATCACTTAACACAACCCCTTCATCTAAGTCTCTTATTCTTACATCCCCATTGACATCTAATTTTGCAGTAGGATCAGGTACCTCAATCCCTACATTTCCAGAACCACCCAGTACAGTAAGATACTCGGTCATCGTTACAGGAACGCCCACTTCAACTGATTGGGCGTTCCCATGAAACCACCTTAAATCTCTGCCGCTCACGAATATAGACCTTTCCCAAGGTGCATTGGAGGCTGTGGACCGAAAATCTGATGCACCTGTCATGCCTAAACCCCCGGTTGCGTAACCTATCATGGGCTCCGCTGTTGATCTTCTTGAACAAAAAGAAACGACATCATCAGTTGACGTATAAGCGCCTGATATAATGTCATCTCCACCTGTAGAACTAATTCCAGCTGTAATTTTTCCTTGCACATGTAGTTTTGACCAAGTATTGGTTTGATTTCTCCCAACTCCAAAATCATCTCCTGAGTTTTTTAGAAATGTATTTGCACCTGATGTACTTAGAAAACTTTCATATTCTGAAAGATCAAAATTTCCACCCCCATCAGACAAAGTAACTGTATTCCCATTTTTTGAAATTACTTGAGGTATTCCAACTCCATCCTGTCCGTCTGCTCCAGCGGGTCCGGCTGGCCCCACCGATTGCGGAACCGTAAAACTAGAAAGTGTCGAGTTTGTAATAACGTTGATCACATCAAAAACATAATTATCACCAACAATACCTGAATACTGATTTCGTGTATCTGTGTCAGTATCAGTATCTGTAATTTTTGGAACTGACATTGTAAAAGTTGTACCCTCCGGGCGCTGGAATACATAGCGCATTGGACTCGAAATTGTGTCAACACTTAGCAATATCACCGCACTTGTATCTGATGTCAAAACATTTAGTAACGAGTCAAGGTCGTGAGGATTATATCGCGTCTTTCCATTTACCGTTTCAGATAATAGTACATCGCCGGCTCCTTGTGTCTGCAACGTAGTGGATGGATTCGCCTTAGTTGGTTCCTGTCCAAATAGAACAAAAGAGAAAAATAATAATAGAACTGTAATTAAGTGTTTCATGTGGTTTAAATTATTCTACCCATCTGATTGAGATCGTCTCATTCTGAAGAGGTTCGTGAAAAATGATATTTGCTCCGGAAACTGAGTAGTCTCGTTGTATTCCTCCAGAGTCATGCACCAGGCAACCGATGCCTGGTCTATTGACACAGAGATGATTCAAATCCGGTAGATTTCCTAAGTTAATACTGGTGGTTATACTACCACCGATTTGATTATCAAAGACTTCATAATAGTGGATGAGTTGAGCATCGGTGCCGCCAGCGCCTAGTTTGACATTTATACTATTACCGCTGGTAATTGAAATGACTGCAGTCGAATCATTAGGATAAGAAACTCCCAATAGCTGGGAGTCCGTATTATCGAAATATCGACTTAGATCTACTTCGCCGCCATTTTGTAAAGTGATTTTATTACCGGACTCTCCGAGTTGTTGATTATCATGGTCTACGGCCAATAGACTTAGATCAATTAATTGGCTATCGATTGTCAATAGGTAAGTAGAAGTGTCATAAATAGTGACGATACTTCCAACCAAAGAGGATAGATCTACTTCACCACCATTGTCTAATGTTAAGATCCGATTGACGGCATCAAATTCCAGGATTTGGTTGTCGATAGAATCTTCAGAAACGTGATTATATCTTACGTATCCATTATAATTTTCTGATCTCAAGACCTTACCTGGTTGGCCATCCGTTCGTAAACCCGTTTTAGGATTGAGAGAACTAGAACCTGGTGGCTGTCCATATAATGAGAGGCTGATTAATAAAAAGAAAATTAAGAATATCGATTTCATGAAAAAATAATTTAAATGTGAATAACAACTTGGACGCTTTCTTGATCAAGTGCCCAGGCAACTGAAAATGTATTTCCTGTTCGACTGATCCCGTTGCCCCATTCCATGAGACCACGGCCTTCCACATAAACATAGATATCATCGTTATTTGGAAAGACAACTCCAGTAGGTAAATTCACGGTGAAAGTGGATCCGGAAATTTTGTTATAAGTAAACCGCAATGGCTTACTTCCTGAAACGCTGAAATTCGAATTGAGAAATGTCAGTAATTCTAACAAAGTAAATTTATACTCCTGTGGTTGCCCATTCTCATCAAGCATCTGCGTGTACAGTTGTGTCGAATGCGTGAGGGCAGATGGAATGTTTGGGAATTGATATGGTTTACTCATTATACTAGTTCCCAGTTTAGTCCGTCCGAAGTTTTCCAGCATCTACCATCTGCAGTCTGCCAGTTTTCTGGTCCGCAAAGTTCTGCGGAGTCACACGGAATTAAGTAATTAGAATAGGATCTCCAGTTTATACTGTTCCTTGCTTTGAATGTTAATGTATGAAGGAATTGCAGAGACTTGGTGATTTGATATTTTTTGTCTGTTATGTCAATTCTACGATAGCCATCGGAGAAGAGCTCAAAAACTTTATTGTAGATGATTAATTCGTGGAGTGCTTCTACTTCATTTTTTGATAGGTAGCCGCTACGGTATATTAAATCTTGTTCGAAGGATTGGTCATACTGGAATCTTTCACCATCGGTTATTTTAAAATCCGGATTTAGGATTCTCGTACTTTTCTGGCGTTCGACCGTCGTTGCTTTTTCTTGTTTTCCTTTGAGTCTTAATGTGCAGGGAACATGAAATCCATTTAAGTACATCACGTGACGTTCATCCGGATATTGTAAATGATCTACATTATAAGTTCGTACCTGAGAGACTGGCTGATCGGTATCGGCATCAAATATTTGTACGTTATATTTCAATACTGTTGATGCGGTTAGCCCAAGCTCCAATTGATTAAATCCGACTGGTATTAATATGGTACGATATGGATCAACGGTGATTAGGTTATCTCCATTAAATGCTTCTTTAGAAAATTCTGCACCTGGTAAATTCTGACTAAATAGGAAAACTCGGATATATACTTCTTTAGAATCAGAGGTGTAATTTATCCAGGGTAGGTATTCGGGAGAATCTACCCCGACTGTTTTTCGATCTGGATACCAGGTAAGTAGACTATTTGTTTCGGATAGATTATCAAAGAAATTACAAATTTTATGACGCTCTACGCTTTCACCTCCGTACAGCACTTTTTTAATTTGACTGAATTTCCAAGGCTGATCTACGCCTTCCCAGGATTCGCAATAGCGTACAAAATATTGACGAGTATTATCAGCCAGCAAGGGTGTGTTATTTCCATATGGTGGTAAGCTATCACCGACTTGATATTGTAAATGGGCATGAAGGATATCTTTGATGTCGAAATTAACAAGGCCTTCATTGTTAATTTTTGATTCGGTTTCGACGACCCGCGAAAATGATCCTGCGTTACCATTCTGTACCATTACCTGAAACTTGACTTTGTGAAAGTCTGGAAGTGTTGATGCAATCGCTAAAGTTTGGACTGTATTTGCAGAGAAGGCATTGTCTTCAATTGAGATAACTTGACCCGGAAAATAACTCTGGTAATAGATGTTGATTGTTCGCGAACTAATATTTCCAAGATCTATTCCGAAACCAGCCACTATTAAATTTGAAGCAATATATGGCTCTACTTTAATGATACTTTCTATTTCTTTGAGATAATCACTTATTGATAAGTTAGACGAGGAGTCTGGCAAGTGAGTATTCAATATTGGATTTGCAACTGCCAAAAATTCTACATTCAATTCCGTACCATTCTCATCCTGAAAATCTATACTGATTTTCTCCCCAGTGTTTAATTTCCTGCCAATGGTAATTCTTACAGATGCGACCTGGTCACCATATGGCTGACCATTCGGTTTTGTAGCTTTCAATTTGAAATTAATAAAATTACGAGACAAGCTAATGGGACCAGGGCTATCAAATAATGTAATCATATTAGAGTTGCTTTGGGGTTTTTCCACCATCTCCGTAACCGGCATCTGTTGGTGTATCAGGACAACTATCCCAAAGAGCTGAAATAGGAAAAGTAGTAATGTACCCGCTATACCCAACATCGCCGGCATATACTTTTGGTTGTGAGTTAACATTCTCTAAGGTGTTAAGTGAATAATGGAATAAAGGATGACCGGCGGAACTATCAACGGCCATTCGCTTTAAAATCATATCATTGATTTTCTCGCTTTTTTCCATCGCTGCGTTGAATGATTCTGAGCCGCCTTTTCTATTTGAATGATAGGATCCTATGAAATAACCACCCACCATTATTTTATTCAGTTGGTCCGAAAAATAAAAACGGTAGGTGTAATTCATCAACCGTATAATACTTGCTTTACCTTTTACCGCTGTCCTAAAATCGCCCATTGCTTCGTCAAAGCTGACCATTTCAAAAACTTTTGAATCTTCGGTATGAAGAAGCTCAGGATTTTTAATAGCCTGGTACTCAAAATATTTCCGGTATAGTTCATTGTAAATCACATTGTAAAAATGCGGGATAATCAGGCTGGGAAAAAGGACAATAAAACAAAATGAATATTTTGAATTTTCTTAAAATTTCCTTTATCATTTTAAGGAATCATAGTTCCTACTGTCTAGGCCACTCAGCCCGAACAAAGAACTATTTACTATCTTTATAAGTGGTTTTAGCCTGCCTGTGCCTGTCGCTCTGAACAATTGTTCGACCCCGAAAATTCGGATATATGCACAGTCAACCGCCCGTTGGACTACAACGGCGGCTGGCTGGACAGAATTAATTTAAAAGTTAATTAGTGGGTGATGAGCTTTGCGGATGGCAGGTAGCTACCATAGGAGGTGAGGAGGTGATGGAACATCCCATAGACCAGGGCGTCCATGGCATCGGATAGATCGGTAGCATGTTGTCGCTTGATGGACGAGCTGCTCTCTCCAGTCTTATCCTTTTTGATCTCATCGCGTGATCCCATCTTAGCCTTTGCATTGAACATGGATACCCAGAGTTCCTTACAGTTGCTCATGTTCATTCGGAATGCGGGTAGGCGTGGATGGCCGCCCTTGAGGATCTGATTCCATAGTACATGCTTAGAGCCATGGAGCGGGTTACGTCCTCCCAATGTCATTAGTCGCACCTTCCACCCAGCGGCTTTCAGTTGCTTCTTAGCCATCTGTGCTCGAGTCAGCTTTGTGATCCCAGTATCATTATTACCTGTATTATCATACCATAAGAATATCTGGTCGTTCCATGCTTGGTGTGGTTTGTAGTAAGCAATAAAGTCTTCGAATAGATCTTCCTGTATCTTCTTCTCATCACCTAATACAAACATGGACTTGAGCGCCCGTATCTCCTGGCCGATGTGTTGACCGGCTACCAGACAATTGATGGCAGCTCCCCAGTCGACACCCAAGATCAGAGGCTTTCCAGCCTGCAGGTCAGCATCACCACGGCAATCGACCGTTTGTCCGATCGTAGTGTAATAGTCGTAGTTGAACTGATTATAGGTGTGCTTATCTTCATCCAGGAGTGGGTAGAAACCGCCCTTTACTTGTTTGGGCCGGATGTTCATATACTCAGCATCGAATACCCAGGGGATGGTAACCGCTCTGGCATCATCGAGAAAACCATCCCGTAGATTGTGGGCATTGAAGCTACAATCAGCGCTGATGAATTTTACCTTTTCTGGCTCCTGAAATGAGAGCGCTTCCATATCTGTAAACCACCGGCCTTTGATCGTTAGAGGCGTTGAGCTGGTGTGCACCCGGGATGCAAAATGAGGACTTTTTTCAAACGCTTTTTTATTGGATCCTCGTAGCGTGGGAAGCGTGTTTTCGTCGAGTTTATTTTTGTTAAGAAGCGCACTTTCATCTCCTACTTCCCAATCGGTATTAAGTCCACGGCCATCACCTGGTACGTCGTGTGATATCAGGTTGCAGCCGGTACCATTGAAAAAAGTAATGTACCGATCGAACCGGTTAGGCGGTTGATACGGTAAGCGCCATTTCCAGGACTTAGGTGGTCTACGACCAATGAAATAATGGAGGTTTTGAAACAAGCCTTGTTGCTCCAGGCCCTGGATCATCGATGGTAATATCTGGGTGAGAATTTTCTGATATGTTGGGCCGATAAACATCCCGTTAGAGCGTGGCATCGAGTAAACTGCCTGTCGGAAGTGATGGCCGAGAAAAGTTGTCTTTCCGGTACCACGACCCCACTCCAGGAACAACCACTTGTACTGGAGGGTCGCCATGGAGGCGAGTAATTGAGGAATATTGTAGGAGATGGGTTTGTAGTTTTTCAGTACCTGGCGGGATAAACCTTGCCAGTCACCTTTACCGCGATCATGTAGTCGCGCTATCTCCTTTTTTATCATTTGGCTTTGGGACATCTTCGTAGTCGATTTCTTCGACGCTCTCACGCATCTTCGATAAATTAATGCTCCCTTTACCGCTTAGTAATCTCATTAGCATGGCCTCCTGCTTGTCATCGATTATGATCGGATAGACGTTCGGCTGAAGTCCTTCAAAATCCGGACGATCCGGATCTTCTATATTGCAGCCACTTGCCTCGATATATGCTTTCGTAGCACTGGCCATCACTTTTAAATCTTTATCTTTTTTGGCCATCCGGTACGTCTCCAGCGCCATTTCTTCGGCCATGTGGCGTTTGAACTCTTTATTTGATTTGCGGATATTTCCGAAAAGTTGCTGACACAGATCAATATCCCGATAAGCCTGGGCCTGGGATATGTCGTATTCCGACTGGAGTAATTCAATTATCTGATAGGTCGATTTTGCTTCAAGCAACAACGGATAAGTTGACTTCACACGTTTGAGCCGTAACTGCTGATGTTCGGTCAGTTCCGTTTCCTGGATCTGACCGGACATCATGCTGCTTAAAGCACTGAGATCATTCGGTTTGTTTCTCTTTTTCGACATCTGTATATTTGACTGTTTGTGCGTCTTTGCTCATTAGCTTGGATAGATTCACACTACCCGGATTGCTCAACAATTGTTTGAGCGTATCCTCAAGTTGTTGATCCAGGACGATTGGATATACGTTCGGTTTGAGTTTCTCAAACTCCGGGATATCCGGATCGTCGCGATCCAATCCTAACAATTTTATCATATTGCTGACGGCCTGAGACATTGCCTTGTGGTCACCGTTTTTGGCGGCCAGTTGGAATGTCTTTACGGCGTATTCGTATATGACGTATCGATGGCCCTCCTTACTCGATGATATCACATCACCAAATAGCTGAATGGCATTCCGGATGTCCCGGTATGCCTGAGCTTCTGATATTTTGAATTGTGATATCAGCAGCGGGATTGCCTGTTGGATGCTGTGATAATTGCACAGCAACGAAAACGAGGCAGACCATCTTTCTTTTATTTTCTCGTGCTTCTCTGTTAGTTCATATCCGAGTTGATAATGCTCTCTGATGGCCTGTTGGGCCGTGAGCTTGTTTCTTTGTTTTGACATAGTATGTTGTTGAGTTTGAGTTCTGAAATGGGTTCTCCATTCAGTTCAATCTCATAGTCCATTTTCTGAAGCTTCATCCAGTTAACCCAGCGTAGAATATTTCGATCGATGTAGCATTGGTCCAGATCCATTCCGTAGCAGATTCGTCCGGTTTGTTCGCAGGCGATCAGTGTGGTTCCACTGCCCAGGAAAGTATCCAGGACTATCTCTCCACGACGAGCTGAGTTTATGATCAGACGTCCCCAGAGTTTTACCGGTTTCATAGTTGGATGAAGATCGTTGATAGTCGGTCGATTCTCTTTGATGGCTGAGGTGTGAATTGATTTTCTAAAATCCTCAATCATTTTCACCAGGTCCGCTTTCGTTTTTTTCTTCAGGTTCTCTGATTCCTCGAAAAGTGTCTTTTGAGTGAAGTCACCAACGAAGTAATGAGCGGCTCCTGGCTTCCATCCGTAGATAATCGGTTCGTGTTGCCAGTTGTAATCCTGCCGGCTGAGCACCGCAGAATTTTTCAGCCAGACCAACAATTGTTTTAATAAAAAACCACTATCTATATACGCTCTCCGGAAAGTAGTTCCCTGGGATTCTGCGTGGGCAACGTAAAGACATCCACCTGATTTAGTTACCTGATATAAACAGTTAAAGGCATTTTTTAAAAACTCATAAAATGAAGCATCGTCCATTTCATCGTTTTTGATTTTCATGCCGTTTTGACCTTCGTAGGCGACATTGTACGGAGGATCTATTAATGATAAATCCGCCAGATTAGAATCCATTAACCTGTCAACCTGGTCCTGATCCGTACTGTCTCCACAGAGTACCCGGTGAGTGACACCGGTTGTTTTATTTTTCAAAACGTAGAGATCGCCGAGTGCAGTGATGTGATAAGCAGGCAGTGGATCCTCTACATCCAAATCAACCAGCTCAATGTCGAGATCACTTTGTTTCTTCAGCGCAGCAAGGTGGTCAGGATCTACTCCTAATCCAGTGAGATCAATATCTGCGAAGGATTCTTCCAGGATCTTTACGTCCCAGATTCCGGCGTGGGTATTGGAGAGGATATTGTACTTTTTGATTTCCTCCTCTGATAACTTTCTGTTGGGTATTCTGACATCGATCAGCTTTTCTCCATCACCATTGGCAATTAATAATTCGATTCGCCGATGTCCTGCGATCAATGTATTGTCAATATTGATGACCGGTATTTCTACCAGTCCAAACTCATCCATAGATTTGGTGAGTTGTTGTTTACCCGAGTCTTTCCATTTTCGTGGGTTGTAACTCAGGCATTCTAAACCTGATACTTTACGTTGGACTGTTGTCCATTTTAACTTATCCATTCGTCTTCTTTTTAAGGTTAATCAATTCGAGCTGCTTATCGAGCAGCTCCTTCTCATACCTTAATTTCTCTTTGTCTGTAATATTCTTTTTCAGTAGTCCCTTTAATTTGCTAATACGACTACCTAAACTATTGATTCTGTTCAGTGCCTCGACACCTTCCTGGAAGCCGCGATCGTAGTCACTGGAGGATCGCGGTAGGTCACCCGTTTCTTTCCAGCTTCTGATTTGATCATAAATCTTATCTAAAGCAGGAATCACTACATCCATTATTTCATGCGCTGCGTTGTATCGATCCTCATCGGTTTCTAGCAGGCTCAGCTGAGCGTGCAGATAGGCTTGACGTTTGTGCAGTTTCCTGGCTTTATATCGAAGCATCAGGATTGCTTCCGGCTCTAGCTCTTTCACTTCCACCGTATTGATTACTATGGTATCCGTCGTTACTGGAGATGGAGGATTGACTAATTCCTTTTCTGGAATCTGCGACAAACAATACCGCAGTTTTTCTTCCAGTCTTTCTGGAATATAATCTGCGTCTTCGAAGCCTTCAAACATCGAGATAGCATAAGGACTGTATTGCATGTTGGCACGCAAAATGGCCACCCCTGGTAAATAGGGGCAGCCATTTTTTAACCATTCACTCACCATAATGGTATCGGTTTTGTCCTCGGGGGAAAGGACGCTTGGGGTTTATTTGGGTTCCTTTAGGGTCAATCGCTTCCAGCCAGTTTTGTATAGCTGATCCGCTTTTTCAATGGTCAACTTGCTCACATCGATCAATCCTCGAGTACCGAATAATTGAGCAGGTGATCCTTTCCAGTTTACCAGGTTGTATTTCTTCGCTACCTCCTCCGGAAGTTTTACTTCTTTAGGTGCAGCGGGGACCTGAGCGTTTAGCTCTTCGGTCAACTCCTGGTTTTGCGCTTTTAGCGCTTCGTTTTCTTTCAGTAATTTTTCTGTTTCTGCCTTCGTCATAATGGATTAGATATTTGGAGTTACATCGATACCATGCGTCCCGTCGTCATACTTCAAGAGATAGCTATCGAATTTAATTGAATAGGCTGCACCATTTAGGTCGCCATTTTTCTCACCACCGTCACCAGCGATCGACTCAACGTAAGCTGGAATCTTATCGGTTCCAATCACGGTCATTTCAGTAGCTTCACGCTGCTTTATCATCATTGCGATACAACCGCTAGCCTTCAGCAAGTTGACCGAGAATTCGATCTGCTCAGCTTCGCTGCCGATAATGAAAAAACGAAAAGCGGACATAAATCCTTCGCCTCCCAGATCACCTTCTTTATCCCACTTCACACCACCGGTGTTAATCAGGATTCGAGCTTTACGCCAGTATCCTTCTCCAGACTCAGCAGTAGTAAAATCGAAAGGCTCAGCCAGGCGAACACTATCGCCAGGCAACGGATCTCCAACGGCCAATTGCTTAGCAGTTTGTGGATAACCGTTCAATTCGCAGATACAAGTGTAGTAGATGTCAACCTCCGTTCCTGGAGGCAATTTCTGACCACATTCTTTAACCAGGTTCTCTAACATATTATTTGGTTTTTTGGGGTTAAGTAAAATAGAAGGCTACTACTTCAAGTAAGCGTACTTCATTTTTACCAAACTAGTCAGGAACTTCTCAGCGATCTCCTGGTTAATCGTGCTGATGGCCGGATTGCGCTCCAACACTTTTTTGCCTGCCTCCTTACCGTTGGCAATAGCGATAACCGATTCGGTTTCTACGCGATGGCCGCCGATGTAGAGATGGCGATGGCCATCTTTAAATTTTACCGTTTTGGTGACGGATTTTCCAGATGGATCTTTGTAGGAAGCTTTGTAGCTACCTTCCACCGGCGTTGGTGCTCCAGCGTCTACCGCTATTTTGCGGAGTTCTTCTACTTCCTCGCCTTTAGCCGTGATCGCAGCATCTTTCTCTGCAATCATAGCCGTGGCTTCAGCTAGTTCTTTTTCTAATTGTTCGATGGTCTTTTGGGCCATGATATTATTTTCTTGAGTTAAATAAAATTGTTAATTACGGAGGCTACTATACAGTAGCGAACTGATCATTTACGAACGTATTTGGCCAGAACCCGGTACCGTAGAATCGGCTAAATTCTGCCAATCCTTTCAGCTTACGATCCTGCTCTTGCCAGCGGATAACCGGCATTAGTGATTCACCGATGCGACGGCCAATCAACAGATTTCGTTTAGGTGTAAACAGGATTGCATCGGAACCTTCCATTTCAGAATATCCTTTGATTACCTTGTTAGTACGCTCGACTCGCAATTCACTATTTTGATTGCCAGCTACACCGTTTCCGGTACCAAACAGCGCACGGTAATTTCTCCAGTATCGCTTTTCAACGGTTTTGCTGACTTTAATTTCGCCAGGCATATCTCTTTGGGCAACCGGGATTGCATCACAGAAAGATTCCATCTGATCGACTGCTGTATTGGCACCAATGGCACCTGTAGCAATCGGTGTTAATAAACCAGAATCGATCGCATCATTCCCCTTCTTACGTAATCCATCGACAGAATTGATCGTTACACCAGCAGTACCGACAACCGGAGCCTGATAGATTCCGTTGAAAGAAAGAGTACCGAAGTTCTCAATGATTTTCGGCATGAGAATTTCCTGGTAAACGTACCGTGGGAATGTCCATTGGGCACGCGGCTTACCATCTTCTACCCATTCGCACTGCCAGTTATCGAAGAATTCGTCGATATCTTCTGGCATAAAGAGGATATCAATTTTCATTCGTTGCAACTTGTTTTCATTGGCACCGAATTGAACGCCCATCTTTGGCGTGAATTCTCCCTGATAAGCCTGGATTAGATCCTGGGTTTCAGCATTTGGAGCTACGTGGGTATGCTTTGCTCTAACTTGACGCATGCCCATTTCCAGCTCGTTGCCCGTGCGGACTACTTGCTGAATTTTCTTTTCGTATTGTCTGTGGTGTAGACTGAGCGACGTAGCCGCTTCAGCGATTGTGATATTTGCCATTTGGTTTTTGGGTATTCTTTAAATAAAAAAATAGTGTCTCTTAGTGTGTCGGTTTAGGGGACGGCCTCTATACGCCGAAAGTTACAGTTCCTGATTCACCAGCTTTTGCAAACTTTTCATTCAGGGCATCCAGCTTCTGAATGTCAGCGACCTGCTCTTCATTCATCGTGGAGTAATCGTCGCCATTAGACGCGATACCAGTAGGCTTCGCACCAGGCTCATCACCCAGCTTTTGGATGTCAGTTTCGAGCTTGGTGATCTTCGCTTCGTACTTCTCCTCCATCTTCTTCTCAACTGCCGCGACGATGGCTTCTACATCAAACTCAGCCTTTTTTTCTACTGCTGGTTTAACGGGAGGATCCTGCTCTGTAGGAGTAACGGTGAAGCCCATTTCAGCCATCACTTTAGTTACATCTTCGGTTGTCATTTTCTTTTCAGTCAGTGACTGCTTGAATTCATTAATATCCATATCTGAATTATTTTTTTGGATTGATTTAGTTGGTAAAAGCCCATCGATGCGGGCTTGAATTTTTTCAATAATGGAGAGGCTCTTTGACGTTTCGGTGGATCGGAAATATTTCACAACTTCCGGAAGGGTCATTTTTTCGATATCCTCTGGAGTACCTTCTATTTTATAGGATTCTACCTGGGATATGAGGCCAATTTTTGCGGCTTCGCTGGAAGTGATCCAGTGATCTTTTCCGTCAAAATAATTTTTCCGGATATCGTCTTCGCTCATTCCTGTGTCTTCAGCCATTTGACTGATACCGGTATCGGTGAATACTTTCAGCATGTCCGCAGCTTCACGGAGTTCTTTTTCATTTCCGTGGACCATCGCGGATGGCGCGTGGATCATGATCTTTGCATTCACTGGCGCGTGGCGATTTTCTTTTTTGACCGAAAGAAAAATATCCGTTGCTTTGGAGGCTACCATACCATCGTTATAAGTATGAATATCCATCTTACTGGCTTTGATCGTTGCGACGATTCCGTCTCCATGCTTTTCTGATCCTCCAGGAGAATTCAGGCGGATGTTTAACCGGGTAACACCTTCCTGCTCCATTTCAGTGATGGCCTTTACGATTGCCATATCGGTAATGGTTTCGTTAGCCGGATCATCATTCCTGCGTTCCCAATCATATTGACCAATCACGCCGTATAAATACATCGTGCCAACGCCATCGGCGTTTTTGTTGATCAAAACTTTTTGAACTTCAGATTTTTTCATAATACAATAATGCAGATGATTTATTTATATATAAAGGACGCTAAACATTCCATACCGGATTGAATCCGAACGCTTTATCTATGGTTTCACTGGTAAATTCTACCGAATGATGTTTGAGTGATCCACTCTGACCGGAGGTGCCACGACTCGAAAATATAAACGGAGTTTCGAGCGTACCTAACAGCCACTTTCGATTTTCTACGTCTTCAATACGGAGTAAATACTCGAAGCCTTTCATTCGATTAATTTCGCCGGAAGCTTTTGGATCCAGCCCTGGTATAATACCAGTCACCTGTTGCTGGTAGCTGATGCCCTGGTCGGTATCGCGCTCCGTTTCATTCCATAATTTTCTACGAATTAGAAAAGGAGCTTTTAACCAGGTGCCGGTTGTGAACAACACATTGAACTGCCAATTGTAATCATCGCTGATCCTTCGTTCGAAGCTGTCTTTATCGATCCAGCTAATTGGCGCGTATTCTACGGTGACCAATCCTGATCGATTTAACTGATTACAATAATGCTGGAGGCCAAGGAGGTTACTCATGACCACAAAGGTGTGGGAAAATTGCGCCCGGAAAAAGGACAGCAAAACAGAAAAAAAAAGAGGACAGCCGGTTTTTCGGATATCAGCGCAGCTACCCTTAACACTACCGTGTTCAGCGTGAGGACAGCATTGTTACCTAAAAGCTGCTTTTAATTGATGAATTGTTGGAATTTCTTTATTTCCTCTTAGACGACCATTCGTACGTTTCACTGTATGCCAATCGATATCGTCATCGGCACCTATTTCTTTTAGGTAATCCTCTACAATCGTTTTTTCTTTTTTTGAATGAATCTGTGTGAGAATTCTTTGAGTGAGAATCTCGTGAAACAACAGATGCATGTGATCATTAAATAATGCAATGTTGGAACGACTGATGTAAAAGTCCTTGAATTGTTTTTGGCGTAAGGTGATGGAATATTTCAGCTTGACGGTGAAACGAGTAAACTGGTTAGTCACCGTATCACTGTCGTTAATTGGGATCTGTTTTTTTGGCGTAAACAGAAGCAACATAGTGCGAGTGATCATTGTTTTTTTTGTCAAGTCAATAGGTTCCCCTGGTTCCATATTTTCCATCCAATAAACAAATTTCAGCAGATGTGGCTGCATTGGCATAACGCCGGTGAATTCAAATGTCATGGGTCTAATATATTTCCTACTAATATATGAAAAAAACAGGATATAGGGAGTAAAAAAAAAGGCAAGCGATGGATAATCACTTGCCTCTTAAAATATGTGTACTAAGCGCGGGAAAATATTTCTTTCATCTTTTTAGCATATCTGTAATTGTATGCCAAGGCATTGACCGTGAGTTTGATCGCCTCCTCAATATTATCGTATTTCATTGGCAAATCAAGATCAGATTCTACAAATAATCTCAACTCTTCTCTTTCTTCATCATTCAGATCCTTGTATTCTTTTTTCAACCAGGGAAATGCTTCATACAGCGCGGGGAATCGAAACGATACCGTAGTAATCGCTGAGAGAATTTCTGAGATGCTGGTTTTTCCATCACTGTTTTTATCAATAGTAAGTGATTCAATCACTGCTAAGAATAAAAATTTAAGCATTGCTTTCAGATTCTCAATACCGTAAAGGTTTACTTCTTGTGCTTTCATAAGGCGTTCTTTTTAGATTTAAAATTCATTAATGAAAATTCATAATTGTGAACCACAAATTGCAACATAAATGCAGATAATGAAAGGACAGCTACTCGGGGAATTCCACGTAAAAATCGTAGTCTGTAACCCCTTCCAGTTTGTGTGCGATGTTGGGCTGGAAAACGATGGTATCGCCTGGATTATATAAAACTTCGTTGAGCTTGATTTGACCTTCGATGAGCCGAACGATTTCTTTGCAATTGTGAGCATGTAGCTCCAGTATTGAACCAGCAATGCCGACGGTTCTAAACATCAGGGTCTTATCCAGGTAAACAGGAATCACGAACCCCTCGACGCCATCCCCTAGCGGGATAGGATCTAAAAAGTTTTTTACATTGTTTCTTATTTCGAATAAGTCTTCTCTGGAAATCAGCGGTACATCCTTTCTTTGCCAAAAGGATCCTAGCCTCTTAATGATTTTTTCGCTGTGCGTTAATGAGCTCATTTTTTATTTGATCGAGTTTTTGAAATACCATTTGGAGTAGACCAGCATAGCTATCACTATGAGCTCGCAGATCAGTCGTATGGGCCTTGGTTTTGTCGCTGGATTCGTTTTTGATTGATTTCACCTCCTTCCGAAGATCGAAGATCCAAAACATCATGACTGGTGTAGCACCATAGGTTATTATGAGATCGATGATCTTTCCGATGTCAATAAATAGAAGCGTGCTGAACATAATTTATTTTAGTCTCATAGGATTAATAATCGTCATCGGGAATGATGACCGGTGCCTGGTGAGTACTACATGGTTGGTTATTAGACTACAAATGTAAGGCCGATGGGGCCATAAGGAAAGGACAACAAAAAAAGCCAGGAGGTGATGCTCCTGGCTTTTTTTATCATAATAAAATGTTTTAGTCATCGATTACTTCTGCGTCTTCTATCATAGAGTCATCTCTATCTGTTGACCTTTTACTTTTCTTAGATCCTGCGAAGTATGCCAAGGCTACAGAAGTAAGATAAACAACACCTTGAACAAAGTAAGTTAAAAATTCTTCATGTCCACCCTCTAGGCACAAGTGAGAAAAAATCATGATAACAATGAGAACTGTAACAACAAATCCCATCAATTGAAACCTTCCTTTTCTAACTTCAGTAGGTTTAGCAAGCAAAATCTTTTCTTGAGATTGTATTTGCATTTTAGCTAGTTGAGCATTTTCTTTTAATGATAATTTTTCGAGCTCAACTCTGGATTTATTCACTTCAGCCTGAAGCTTTTGCTGCTCAACTATATCTTTAATAGTCTGCTGATCTAAAATGAGGCGATTTTCATTCGATTTGTTCTTCCTGTTATTCGGACCACTCATATTCAATTAAAAATTTTCCAAAGTTATTTGATCCCAATTTTGCAGGTAAATATCGCGTTCTGCGAATTCGTCTGCGCCGATTTGGATTGTTTACAATTCTTAAAAAAGTGCGAGAATCAACAATTTTATGCTTTTTAATTAAGCTATTGATGATTACAGGAGCTTCAATAGATGCCATTTTGTTTGTTTTAAATGCATTTAGTACAAAAATGAGGTAGCTTTTAAACCTCGAATGTGAATATAGAACAAATAAACTTAAATTTTAGTTCTAACAAGAATTTACTTAAAAATAAGCTGACTGTCAAGTATAGTAACGCTCTCAGCCTTTTAGGTATTACTCTTTTCTCTTCTTTTTGTTCAATCAAATTATTCTACGCAGGGTGCACGAAATAAGTGCAAATAAAGTGGACTTTTGGACTGCTAATAATTAATTGATTGGTTATCAGTTAGTTATGTGTCTAAAATCAGTCCAAACGCATTTGGACTGATGTGGACTGATTTGAAAGTTTTGGACTAATGGACTTTTGGACTGATGTGGACTTTGCCTGGACTGTTGTAACTCGCTGTAAATCATGGGTTTATATGCCATCAGTCCAAAAGTCCAATTCTTTTACTTATTTTTCTAGTAGTCTATTTTAAAGTAGTAGTAGTAATATATATATGGGACTTAGCTCCCACCTGGTTAAATAGAGAAAGCCTGGAAGATTTGGTCTTCCAGGCTTTTGTGTCACGCTCTGACGTATTTATAAGGACTCCATCGGATTAATTAATCGCCTCCCGGATATTCTTCCATGGTCGAAACTTCACCACCCTTTCGGCCGGCTTTGGTACTGGTGCTCCAGTGGATGGGTTGCGGTACGTTCTGGCAGCACGCTCGATGACGTTGAAAGTTCCGAGTCCTCGGATGGAGATACTACCATTTGTTTCTAGTGATCGCTCCATCGCATTCTTTAGGGAGATCATCATTTCTCTGGATTGAGCTTTGCTGATATTATTTTCCCTGGAGATGATCTCGACTAGATCTTCGTTATTGACTGGTTTGATTGGCATGAGATTTTGTTTTGGATGATTTAATAATATCCCGACCTTTCTGCCAGGCTTTTACTTTTTCGATGGTACTAAATATTTGAAAGTCGCAGTTGCGTCTGTTCGGACCATTTAATCCCATATGGATTCCGGCCACGTAAGCTTCTGCAATATTGTATTCGAATTTATCTTCACCGTCATCCCAGATAACAGCGGCTGGAAATGTAGTTGGTGTCGTCTCTTCACCGTCCGCTGGTAGTGCTAATATCCCACACAGCCTGAATAGAATAGTTGGTGGTAAAGGAGATCTCTCTGATAGATAGACTACATGATCTGGTTGAACGATAATGTTTACTATATCTTCTTTCACTTCACTGTGAGTCATGATGAAGTGAACCTCTGAATTTTTCTCAAAAATCCAGTCTTTAAAAGTTTCTTTTATTTCGTCAATTTTCATTTTAAAATTTTAAGGATTATACAATTTTCCATACTTCCTTTCCTTCCCACTTGGTTTTTTTTAGGGAGAACTGGATGCTTTTTCTTTTCGTTTCATCGAGCGGTAGATCCATTAATTTTCGCATTACCTGGACCACCGATTGCGCTCCAAATCCGATGCGCCCATTTTTGTTGTACTCCATCAGTCGGAAACCTTCGTCGTCTTTCATGACGGCGAACTCCACTTTGTCGCCATTTGGTCTGTGGACTAAAGCGACCTTACTTCCGGCTCTGATGCCCAGCTCTGAACTTGCGGATCGATTGAAACTGATCTTGCCTCTTACGTTGATGGACATGTGTGGGTCATTATGATACACGCGAGCGATTGTTGTTGGTATAAGCCTTTCCATTTTATTCTTCGTTGATTAGGTGATCAGATACGTCTAGCGTTTCGACTTTAGAATGCCACGATAGGCTAAACAAAATGCAGATGATAACCTGCTGGATAGTTAGTAACCCGACTAACTGCCAATAGGTAATAAAGGCACGAGCTTCAAATTCTCCCAGGCGATGGATATACAGATAGTCTCCGTGAATTGCTATGTACAATAGTAAGCCAGTTGGAATAATAGCCTGGAGTCCGTAGAGGATAAATTGAGATAGTTTCGATTTTTTTTTCATGATTATAATTTTGATATTAGATTAATTAGTGTTTTTCTTCAATTGCCAGTGTCGTGGCCACCGGTCGTTTATTTCTTCGATTCTCTTTTTCATTCTTTGGCTGCTAGAATGACCTTCGTCAATCCATACGGATCCAAATATACATCCAGCAATACTATATCCATTTGCTATGTAATAATTACTTGATTCTTCCTGTCGATAAATTATTGATTTTACATAGTCTCTGTCTTTCGTGTATTGTTCATTTGGAGCTGCAGTTGACAACTGGAGCATTGCGGGATCTGCTTTTGAATTGTCGTTATTTTTCCAATAAATCCTTCTTCCTGGAGGAGCTGGGCCGTGAAGTTGTTCCCAGGCCCATCTCCTCCAGTGGATTATTTTACCATTTTGCTTTGTCATCCATTTATTTATTGACTTGAGATACCAAATTTCCCCTTCATCTCGATAGGTAGAAGGTCTACCCATTTTTTTTTGACCAGCACGACCTATTTCGGCACGTCGATCGGTAGAGACTTTTAAACCAAGTTTACCTTTCTTTTTTTGAATCGCTTTTTTGGTGCGACCCAACTTCGCAGCCATTTCATTTTCTGTGAGCAGATTATAATTTTCTTTTAAGAACTCAATCTCTGATACTTCCCAATATCTAACTCTATATCGCTCCAGGTTATGCCGTCGCATGAGATGTCTCATACGACGCTCAGGAACGCCAAAGCGTCGTGCTAATTCTGCGTTCTTTAAATGAATATTATCCTTTACCCATTTGAGCTCAGCATCGGTGAGTACTTCTATTTCGTGTCCGTTTTTTGCGAGTGCTATGAACATAATTATATTATTATTTAGTTAAAAAATTTTCAAAAAAAACTCCGAGCCGAAACCACCAATGGCCCGGAGTAACAACTGCTACGAATGTTGGTACAGCCAGTAAAAAACGGCGAATATTATCATTAGGGCCAGACAGAGCCAGGCGATCTCTACAAATATTCTATCAAATCGGACCGGCTCCTTTATCACACCGAGCATCAGGAGTTGGAAGTGTGTCTCTCCAATCTGCTCCGGAGGGATGATCCGGTCCACCTGTCTCTTCAGGACAAGGTTGGGATCTCTTCCACCATAAACCTGGTAGTAGATAATATCGCCAGCATGGAAGCGCTTCATTATGCGCTGAACGTCGAATGGATTTCCATCGCGTAGAGACTTGAAATGCTCCGGAGAGGTATTGATCGTATGAGTAGTCATAAATTTTTATTTATAATAATTCAAGTTTGCCCTGAGTGCCCCTGGTTTGCTGAGGTAGCTTTTGGAGCATCTGTCGGAAATCATTCCAGGTGATACTTTGTTTCTCCAGTAGTTCGGCCACTTCTTTGAGCTCTAGGATTACGGTGTAATTTAGGTTAGCCTGGTAGTCGCTGATCGTTCCTTCCTTGAGTCTGGAATCATACACGAGCTTTTGCATACTATGCTCATGCTTGCAATAAGCGATGATCTTTTGGTTGTTAATTTTTAAGTCTGACCTGTTCATTAATATGGATTTTTAAGGGCTACAAAATCATTGTCATTGAGTACAGTGCGCATTGATTCATAATCAAACCGGCTATTGCTGAGTACAAAAAACTCGACACCATTTGATTTGATGCGATCACCTTTCGCGTATAAATTATAATCGAGATCAGCATACTTTGCGTAGTCTGACATCTTCTTTTTAATCGTCCTGGTCGATACCCACTTTCGATCTTCCGAGAAATCACGCAGGTATAATTCGAGTAGATATTTCTTCTCAATTTTGGTATTCATCAGGATCCCGTTGTCCGCGTACATCAAGCTCGCCCAATCGACAAAGTTCTCACCGATCGACTGACGCAGTTTTCGTTTCTCCAGGCTGACGTCGGATCCTGACTGCAGCTGGAGGCCGTACCGGAGATACAGCTGGATGCAATTGGCCATCCAGTTATAGTATAAATTCCACTGTGGATGCTCCCATTCGTGAAATAATTGTTTTCCAAATTCGGATCCTGGTGTTCTGTATTCGTTGTAATAATCCGAGAAGCTGATGACCTTCTGCCGGCGACGACTGGAGGCATCCGATGCCATCACCGTATCGTTGGTTGTAAGGATAAATTTTGGCGGTAAATATTTATTGTGCTTCGTCCCTTTTGGATTGGCCACGATGCCGGTTGTGATCTGCGAGTAGAGCCACTTAAAATTAAAGTTGGGTCTGATATCATCAAACAGAATACTTTGTGTACGCTCATCTACGTCTTCATAGATGTGCTTGTTATCCTCCAGGTTACGTTGCTTCCCATCGATGACTTCCATTGGATGTAACCATTTGAATTGCTTGGCATAAATACTTTTTCCCGTTCCACCTTCTGACTTTCCAACTTCACTCTCGAGACCGTCGACACAGATGATGGCTCGCATATTTCCCCAGTCCCGGTAATCGTGGAGCACGTAGCCGGCACAAATCATTTTGTTGATTAGTGAGTCTCTCCAGAGATCGATGTCTTCCTGATTAGTTGGATCGACCTCTTCCGGATCCCGTTCGATCCATTTCTTTTTTCCATCTTTATCGGTGTGGAGCTTCTGCGATTTTTTCCAATGAAAATTGGAAGTAGCAAAATAGAATTGTGCGATCTGAGATTTCTTGGCCGCCTCGCTAACCTCCACGTTCCATTTATCATCGTTACGCTTCCAGGTTGTCATTTCACCTTCGTAGGTAGGCTCAAAGTCGATCAGCTGATCTTTCCATACGTGGTGTGGTAGTTCGGAGAGTGGCCGCTGCTCGACTTTATCTTTGGTGATTTTCCAGTAGCAATTTTTAAAAAATAAATATTTTTCTTCTTTCCCGGACTCACAAAATTTCGGACGGAAGTAATGCATCGATGATAATTTCTCAGGCCCGAGATACTGTTTCTTTCCTCGGATGATCATCTCCAGGACTTCTATTTCATCGATCTCACGAGTAAAGTCTTCTACGTAGCGCTGTATGGCCTGGTGGCTCGTTTCTTCGAGTACTTTGCCTTCTTCCTTTACCAATCGGAATTGATCCTTCTGGTGCTCGTATAAACCATATCCTCGGTTCCGTAAAAACTCAATCATCCGAACGTAGGAAAATTTATACTGATAAATGGTTTCTCCCCATTTCGTTTCTTTGATTGGTACCTTCTTCCAGTATTGCTCGGACGGCATTATTTTTTGCGCCAGCTCGAATGTTGCGTCATCGTGATTGTAGCGCCAGCGGATCCTGCCCCACTTGAATTCGACCAGCTTTTTGAGTTGCTCTTCGTAGTGGTTAAAGAATTTAACCCGACTGTGCAGGTGCCAGAATTCTTTAAGTTTCCAACTATTGAGTTGGGTGATTTTATGAATATTGACATAGACTCCGACACCTTCTCTGGACTCCATCGCATCTTTAATGTCTTTCTCCAGCTCTGATTCTTTTCCCTTCAGTTGACGTACTAATACATCGTCAATACCTTTGAATGCTTCACTCTTACCATAGGCTAAGAATAACTCTAGTGGCATCCCTTCCCTGGCATAAGCCTTAAAATATTTTTGAAATTTTTCAACGGCACTGAAGAATGTCTTTGGTCGTTGCTCCACAGATTTTCCTTCTTTTATGCTCAGGTCTTGCCAGTCCGAGTCCAGGAGAAAGATTACATTTTTGGTTGCGCAGCGTTTGATGATTTGTTCAAAGTCGTAGGGCATTTCACCATTTAATGCAAAGTTGTGAATGCCCATTACTGCTACGGCCCAGATTCCTTCCTTACATAGTTTCTCCGCTTTTTTCTCACCTTCACAGATCACCAGCGTTTCAATTTCAACACCACCTTTGTAGGCTGCAATAATTGCGTTGGGAATATATAACCTGGATCC